ATAAGGCTAGATTTAATACTGGACCTTCAGTAGCAAGATGGTTTAATCCATCACTCGATCATGGGAATGGACAAGTTCCAAAATTAGTTAATAATCCAATTACAGCTCTTTCTAGAAAGGCAATTGTTGGTATTACCAGTACATTTACTGAATATGCAGGATTAGTTCCTGGCGTAAATATTACTCAAGCTGGTAATGAAAGTGCTAAGGCAAATTTAGTAAACATTGCTGGTATTGCTACTATTAATGGTGCAAATGATTTAACTATTATTAATCCTGGCGTTGGTTATACTCCCGCTAGTGGTCATTTCTTATACACTGATGTTCAAATAGTTACTCGGACTGGAGATGGAAGTGGTGCTGTTGGTAATGTTCGTGTTGAGAATGGAAAGGTTGGTGTTGTTACCTTCACAGATGGCGGAAAGAATTTCGCTGTTGGTGATACCGTCGGTCTTGGGACTATGGGTCTAGGAAATGGTAGTGGTGCTGTTATTTCAGTTGGACTTATTACTGCTTATAATACTTTAGTATTAGATGAGATACAGGGAACATTTACTTCAGGTGTTGGTACTGTTATGTTTGATAACGGATCTGCCGTAATTGGACTTGATGGTAAGACTGGTATAGGAAGTACAACTGATGGTCAAATTGGAAGTGCTCATACTATAAGTTCTTTTGATGTTGATTCAACTAACGATGGTTTACACTTTAGAGTTGCTCATCGTGCTCATTCAATGCACTCTTTCAATAACTTAGTTAATTTGGATTTAGTTGCTTCAGATGTTCCTTCAACGGATCTTACTGCTGATTTTGCTTTTAATAATACTAATCAAATTAATGTAACTTCTTCATCTAATTTTGATACTTTTGAAGGTGTTGGAGTTGGAACTACTAACTATGGTTTGGCTAAGGTTGGTGATGAAATTATTTCTTATACTGGAGTTGCTAATGGTCAAATTGTTGGTATTACAACAAGAGGTATGTTTGGTACTGGTGTAGAAGATCATTCAAGTGGTGATCCTATTGTAAAATATGAATTTGCTGGAGTATCTTTAGCAAGAATTAATAAGACACATGATTTAGGTAATGATGCTAGTGCATCTGTTCCAAATGATAAGGGATTAGATTTTTATCATATTAAAGTTGATTTTAATAAAAATGGAACAGATAGAAGTGGTAGTTCTTTCCCAGATTTATACTTTAAAACTACTAAACGTGGTGGTGGTAATGATGTTGAGGCCTCTCAAAATATACAGTTTGAAACTATAACACCTAATGTTCAGACTATGACTCCTCCTGGCACAAATGTTGGTGCTAGAATAAGAACAACTACTGCAACAAGTATTGATGGAACAGAACTTTCATTTGCAGATGAAGGATATGAAAATCTTACATTAGGATCTCAAAATCATTTTGATACTCCTAGAATGATTGCTTCTCAGATTAATGAAGATAATAAGATTGGTGCAGAAATACCAGCTAAGAAATCATTAACAATGGAATTACTCTTAAGTAGTAATAACTCTAATGTTTCTCCTGCTATTGATATAGATCGAGTAAGTAATGTTTTAACTACAAATAGACTTAATAGTCCAGTTTCAGACTTTGCTTCTGATAGTAGAGTTTGTAAAACAGGACAAGATCCATGTGCATCATATGTTTCTAAAATGGTTGTTCTTAATAACCCAGCAAGTGAAATTACTGTTGAATTTTCTGCTTATAGATCACCAGATTCTGATATCAGAGTATTCTATAAGACAATGACTGAAGGTACAGTTGAAAATAGTTTAGATAGAAATTGGGAACCATTCCCAGGCTATACTAATATAGATCAATTTGGTGCTGTTATTAATCCAACTGATAATAATGGACTTTCCGATCAGAAAGTATCTGCAAGTCTAGGAGGTGAATATAGAGGATACACTTATAGTACAAGAGAAATTCAACCATTCACTAAGTTCCAAATTAAAATTGATATGGTGGGAACAAATCAAGCCTTACCTCCAATTATTAGAGAACTTAGAGCTATTGCACTTGCATAATGTCAAATTTTGTCCCAGTTGAAGGTAGAATGGGTCTCTATAGAGATACTGATTCTACCGCTATAGTTAATAATAATACTCATGAATATAATACTTACATCGCTAAAAAGAAAGCTATGCAAGCAAAGAATAGTGAGTTGGATCAAATGAAAGAAGATCTTGATGGTATGAAAGATGAAATGAGTGAAATCAAATCTTTATTATTGTCATTAAACCAAAAACTAAATACTTAATAAAATGGCAAAACAGGTAATCACATTTGATCCAGATGTTGCCGTTCCATATGGTTCAAATTTAACCATATATTCTGGCGCAGATTTTAACGCCGTATTTACAGTAAGGACTTCTGCTGGTTCTAGTCTTAATTTTACGAATTATACTGGAAAAAGTAATATGAAGAAATCTGTAATAGGAACTGCTAATACTTTTGGTGTGACATTAGGAACTACTGATGGTAAAGTTACCATTTCTATGGGTTCTACAGTTACATCAACTTTATCAGAAGGTAGATACTTGTATGATGTGAATGTAAGTTCTGGTTCGACTTTCTTCAAAATTGTTGAAGGGAATATTCTTGTTAAAACTGGTATTTCGACTTAAGGGGTAAATATGGCGCAACCAAGTTCTAGACAAGGATTAATAGATTATGCTAAAAGGCAGTTAGGATATCCTGTCCTTGAAATTAATGTCGCAGATGAACAGTTTCAAGACTTGTTAGATGATGCAGTTCAGATATTTCAAGAACGTCATTTCGATGGTATCGAGAGGATGTATCTTAAGTATCAGATTACAGATGATGATATAGCTAGAGGACGTGCTAGAGGAGCTGGTGAGAGTTTAGGTATAACGACAACAAGTGCTGTTGGTGCTGGTACAACATTCAACTTTGAGGAGAATACAAATTTCCTTCAGATGCCTACATCAGTAGTTGGTGTTAATAATATATTCAAAATAAGATCTGATACTGTTTATGATGGACTTTTTAATATCAAATATCAGTTGTTCTTAAACGACTTATATCAGTTTGGTTCTATTGACCTTCTACAATATTCTATGGTTCAAACTTATCTGGAAGATATTACATTCTTATTAAATCCAGATATGAGATATAGGTTTAATATAAGACAAGACAGACTTTATATTGATGCTGATTGGGCATCACTTACTTCTGGAGATTATTTTATTATTGATTGTTTTAGAATATTGGATCCAGAAGATTTCCCTAGAGTTTGGAATGATCCTTTTATTAAGAGATATTTGACTGCTACTAGTAAAAAACAATGGGGTCAAAATTTGATTAAATTCCAAGGTGTTCAACTTCCAGGCGGTGTTCAATTAAATGGTAGAGAGATATATGAGGATGGTGTTAGAGAATTAGAACAACTTAGAGAGAAAATGGCTACTGATTATGAAATGCCACCTCTTGATATGATCGGTTAATAATATGGCATTAAATCCATTTTTTCTACAAGGGTCTACAGCAGAACAAGGTTTAGTTCAAGACCTTGTTAATGAACAGTTGCGAATGTATGGCATTGAGTGTCATTACATTCCCAGAAAATTAGTTACTTCTGCTTCAATAATGAGGGAAGTCATCGAATCAAGGTTCGATGAGGCTTTTCCTCTTGAGGCTTATATGGCTAATACAGATGGATATGATGGAAATAGTGATATATTAACTAAATTTGGTGTTCGTTCTACTGATGAAGCGACATTTATTATTTCTAGAGAAAGGTTTGAACAAGCTATTTCTCCTTTCTTAAAAGAAGATGGAGAATATACACTATCCAATAGACCTAAAGAAGGTGATTTAATATTTTTCCCACTAGGTAAAAGATTATTTGAAATTAAATTCGTTGAACATGAAAAACCCTTTTATCAACTTAAAAAGAATTATGTCTATGAACTTCAATGTGAACTCTTTGAATATGAAGATGAAGTTATTGATACTGATGTAACTGCTATTGATTCTACTGTACAAACAGATGGTTACATAGCCAGATTGGTTCTTTCTGGAATAGGAGCTACTGCTACTGCTAGTACTGGTGTTGTTTACAATGCAGTTAATAGAATATTTGTACAAGATGATGGATATGGGTATGCTGCTGCTCCAACAATATCAATTAGTACATCTCCTGGCACAAATGCAACTGCTGTTGCTATAATGACAGAAAGATCTGGTATTGCAACTGGAAAGTCTATTGATAGAATCTTAATGATTAACCCAGGCAACCAATACACTGGAATACCCACTGTAACGGTGCCTGGCACGGGTATAGCTACAGCGGGTATCACTACATTAGGTTCGGTTGGTATTGTTACTATTACCAGTGGTGGTTCGGGTTACACTACAACACCATCAGTAACTTTTGTTGGAGGTGTTTCTGGTGCTGCTGTTACTGCTACTGCTGAGGCTGTAATGGTTGGTGGTACTGTTAGATATATTCGATTATCAAATGCTGGTACAGGATATACTTCGGTTCCAACTATTAGTATTGGTGCTGCAACTACAATAGGAGATGGTGATTATATCTTTAATGAACCAGTTAGATTTGCTTCTTCTGGAGAAACTGCAATGGTTAAAGTTTGGGATGCAGGTTCTAAGACATTAGATATTTCTATGATTACGGCTATGCAATTACAAGTTGGTGAAAAAGTAACTGGTGAAACATCTGGAGCTGAATATATAGTTAAATCTGTTAGTTATAATCAACCAAACGATTTCCCAAATAGTGAATATGTTGCTGATCAATATAATGATAATCAAACCTTCCAAACAGAGGCTGACGATTTATTAGACTTTACTGAAGGCAACCCATTCGGAACGTTCTAAATAGTTAGAAAGCTTTGATATGTTAGGTACTTATTTCTATCATGAGATACTGCGAAAGACTGTTATAGGTTTCGGTACTCTCTTCAATAATATTAACATTCGACATAAGAATGATAGTGGGAATGCTTATAGTGTTCTTAAGGTTCCTCTTGCATATGGACCTATGCAGAAGTTCTTGGCAAGAATACAACAACAAGCAGATTTAGACAGACAGACTGCAATAACTGTGCCTAGGATTTCATTTGAGATGACAAGTCTTACATATGATTCTACAAGAAAAACTGGTATAACTCAAACATTTACTGCAAAGAATAATACTAAGGCAAGAAAGGTATATATGCCCGTTCCTTATAATGTTGGGTTTGAATTAAGTATAATGTCAAAATTGAGTGATGATGGACTTCAGATTGTTGAACAAATTCTTCCATATTTTCAACCATCATTCAATATAACAATTAATCTTATTGATTCAATTGGAGAAAAGAAAGACGTACCGATTGTTCTAGAAGGAATTGATTTATCTGATGATTATCAAGGTGGTTTTGAAAGTAGAAGAATAATTATTCATACTTTAAGATTTACTGCTAAGACACATCTATTCGGTGCTATTGCAGA